ACGGATTTGCCACTGTAATATTAAACTTAAAATCCTCCTCCGCCCCGGCTTCCAGGACATTGTAGATCGGGAACCAGTAAACACCTGTGCTTTCCATTGCAATGTCCCTGCAATTGTTTGCTTTCAGCCATTCCCTCATTTCTTCCAGCCCGGAAAGGAGAGTGGAAAACTCACGCACTTCTTCCTTCGGCTCTGTCCCAAGGCTGCCTGACAGCAGGCATGCCGCGATCATCTCCTTATGCACGTCCAGCCCACAGCATACTTCCAATAAATCCTTCATAATCCATCCTCCTCATCTAAAATCAAAAAATATCCGTCCAAATCTGCAGGATGGCTCATTTTGAAGTATTGGAATAATAATACCCGTGCTATTCCTATGCAGAGATCCTGCGATAGGGCAACATGAAACTGTACACCAAAATGAGCCCAGCCAAGATCACTCACGAGTTCGCAACTCAGTTAAATGCCGGAATCTCCCCTGCCCTTCCAGTATAACAGTCTGCGAAATCCCTGGGGAGCCGTTTCATACGATACTGTGAAAATACTTTCATGACCAGATCACTCAAAGTGGTAAAAATAGCAAGGGAAACCGCAGGAAAAATGTCACAATAAAAAGTCCGGGAACTGGGCGTAGTACACAATGCCCGCAAGCACGAAATAGGCGTTCGGCAGCGCGATGCCGTTCCCCCACATTTTGTATTCGGCACTATCCGAGTGGGGGTTTTTCAGCCATTTCACTATCTGCCTGTCGGTCTTCGGCTTTTTGGAAGTCCCCATGATCTTCCGGTGGGTCTCAAAGACCTCCCGCCAGAACGCCAGCTCATCCTCTGTGGGGTCCTCCGTGCCAAGGCCGTCACACCACCAGTCCGGGAAGCCCTGCAGCCTCGCGCATTCTGTAGGCGTCAGCCTCCTCACGATGTAGTCCGGCTCCTCCTTCAGATCGTTGATGACGGGCGGGTCCTTATAATCAGTAGCCACCAGCGTGTTCGCCAGCTCCTTCTCCGCCCGTGTGAAATGGGAATTCTTGCTGGTGCAGTAGGTCGGCTGCGCCACGGCGTGCCGGTCCGTTGCATCCAGCGTAAAGGAAACATCCTCATTGATGCCGCTGCCCTGCGGCCCGTTTTTGTCGTCCCGCCCGATCATGGAGCCCTGCAGGACGAAGGTCTGCATCTGTATATTCCGGGTCGCCATCAGCGCCCCGGACTTCCCCTGCAGGTCGATGACCTCATCCCTCTGGTTGATGTGGAACGCCGACATCCCGCCCGGCTCCACCACGGCAATGCCGCCCTGGTTGCAGGAGGGGTTGCCGCTGCTCTGATCCAGCGTCCGGGATGAGTCCGCCTCGTAGATGCCGCTGTGGGGGCTGTCCGAGAGCATCCCCTCACTGAAAGCCGCACCGATGCTGTAGCACTTCGGCACGAACAGCGTTTGGTCGTTGTTGCAGGAGAGGGTGGCGGACACATCCTCCTGGATGAGCGCGCCCTTGCCGCCGCCCTCGCAGCCGGAGCGGATTTTCAGCGTCTTGGGCGTGTCGGCCTCCACCACGAAGGGCTGGTTGTTGCCCCCGGTGCCGTAGGTGGAGCTGACCGTGGGGGCCGTGTCCAGCGGCCCGGTGTATCTGGTGTCCTGGCTATGGTTCTCATAGACGGCGGCACTCGATTCCACGATGCAGGGAGGGTGGCCATCCATCTGGGCGCGGAGTGTCCCGGACACACCGAAGGAAATATCCATGCAGCTCCCGCCCTGGTCGTTCAGGCAGATGCCGCCTGCCGCTCCAATGCAATCCGCAGCACCTCCGGCAGTTCCTTGCCACGCACGGAAGCCCTCCGCAGAATACCCAGACACGCCTTCGGACTCAAATAATATCTTTCCGGCACTCCCGCCTGCAAAATCTGCGACAAGGTAGATGCGTTTCCTTCGTTGGGGGATTCCCCAAAACTGGGAGTCAAACACCCGCCATGCGAGGGAAAAGCCGTCTGCCACGATGCTTCCGGCATTCGCCCACCTCCCCTTTGGAGGTCCAGGTACAGAAATACTTTCGTCTTTGACGGAGCAGACCGCTTCGAGGACTGCCTTAAAGTCTTCCCCTTTATTGGATGAGAAGGCTCCGGGGACGTTCTCCCACACGATAAACCTTGGGTATTTTCCATCTGTTGCACACCTCATTTCCTTTACGATTCTGATTGCCTGATAGAACAGGCAGGACTGCTGCCCGCCAAGCCCCGCCCGCTTGCCGGCCACCGACATATCCGTGCAGGGCGAGCCGAAGGTGATGATGTCCACCGGGGCAATCTCTGCGCCATCCACCGCAGAAATATCGCCCAAGTGCTTCACGGAGGGCAGCCGCTTTGTGGTCACACGGATGGGGAACGGCTCAATCTCCGAAGCCCATAGAGGGGTGATGCCTGCAAGCAGCCCGCCCAAAGGAAAACCCCCGGAGCCGTCAAACAGGCTGCCGAGGGTCAGGCAGGCATCCGCAGACTGCGGATTTGGTGTGTCTCCGCCGCCAGTGCTGGACTCCCTACTATGGATATATATAGCGTCTGCATTCATTCCATCTCCACCTCCTTCACCAGCGCGGAGTATGGGATTTTTTCCCCACCGCGCACCACATACACATTTTCCGAATCCCCGGTATCCTCCACATACCTCCGCAGGATGACGGATGCGTACTTTTCATCCAGCTCCATCATATGGCAGATACGGTTTGTCTGCTCACATGCCATCATCGTGGAGCCGCTCCCTCCGAAAGTGTCCAGAACGATGGCGTTTTCCTGGGAGGAATTGCAGATTGGGTATCCGAGCAGGTCAAGCGGCTTCGATGTCGGGTGGTTCTTATTCCGCTTCGGCTTGTCGTAGTTCCAGATGGTGGTCTGCTTCCGGTCGGAATACCACGGGTGTTTTCCGTTCTTAAGGAAACCGTACAGCACAGGCTCATGCTGCCACTGGTAATCCGAGCGCCCAAGCACCAGGGAATTCTTCACCCAGATACACACCCCGGCAAGGTGGAACCCTGCATCCACGAAAGCCTTACGGAAATTCAGCCCCTCCGTGTCCGCATGGAACACATAAGCCGCGCCGCCGCTTTCCAGATGCTCCACCATGCATGAGAACGAATTGTACAGAAATGTGTAGAACTCCCCGTTTTCCATGCTGTCATTCTGGATGGAAAGCCCGCTGCCGCTCCTGAATGCGACGTTATACGGCGGGTCCGTCACGATGAGGTTTGCCTTTTTCCCGTCCATGAGCGCCGACACATCCTCCGCACTGGTGGCGTCGCCGCACATCAGCCTGTGCCTGCCCACCGTCCAGATATCGCCCCGCTCCACGAACGCCGCTTTCTCCAACGCTGCGGAAAGGTCGAAATCATCATCTTTCACATCTTTTTCACCGTCCCCGGAGAAAAGGTCTGCAATCTCATCCTCACCGAAGCCTGTCAAAGATACATCAAAATCCGCACCCTGCAAACTTTCAATCTCAATGCGGAGCAGCTCCTCATCCCATCCGGCATCCAGAGCCATGCGGTTGTCCGCAAGGATGTAGGCTTTCTTCTGCGCCTCTGTCAGATAGTCCACAAATACACACGGAACCTCTGTAATCCCTTCCTCCTTCGCCGCTGCGATCCTGCCATGCCCTGCGATGACATTGAAATCGCGGTCGATGATGACCGGGTTGATGAAGCCGAACTCCCGCAGGGATGAGCGGAGCTTCGCAAGCTGCTCCGGCGAGTGCGTCCGCGCATTATTCACATACGGCACTAATTTTGAGAGCGGCACAAGCTGCATCTCCGTTGTCGTCTTACCCATTTTTATCTACACTCCTTTCCTTGCACGGAGCAGCCGCTCCATCACATCATCCTGCGGCGTGTTCCCCTGGAACTCCACCGAGCAGTTCTCCTTCACGATCTGGTATATCTGCATCCAGCAGTAATTGGTCTGCTTCATGTAGGACTGGCTCATGGTGACATAAGGGGAGGCAATGGCGGCTCCTGTAGTCGGGTGCTTCGCCAGAAATCCAGTGGACGAAACAATCTCCTCGCACTGAATCCACCGGGACACGCTCATGGCGTACTGCTCCACCATCTGCACCGTGACCAGCTTTTCACATCCCCTTGCTTTCAGCCAGGCATACGTTTCGTTGTAGACTTCCTCCGCCACCAGCTCCCGCCCGCTTTTCTGCGGGGATTTCAGGAAGTCCTTCACGGGCGGCACATCCACGCCCTCCAGCTCGGCCGGCTCCATCATGACTTCCGCCGGCCGGCCTTCGGCAATCTTCTCCGTGAGTGCCTTGGGCTTGCGTCCCGCCCCCGGCCTTGCGCCGCCCCGCCCGCTGCCGTCTTTTGCCACTGTTTTCACCCCGTTTCTTTGATTTTCTTTGAAAAAATGCTGCGGAAATCAAACGCCGCAGCACCTTGAAAGCCTTTATTTTACGGAAATCTCCGAGGGGTTAATCCCCCGTTTGATTTCCGGTTTTTATGCGTGTGACCCCACGCCCGTTCCCCGGCACACAGGCTGTAGAGATTGATAGGGCCCTGGCGGGTCCACAAGGAACCCGCACACAATGACCTAACGCTTATTCCACCTGTCGCCGCGCTCCGCATGAATCCTTGCATGGCAGGGCTGGCACAGCGACACGAGGTTCTCCTCGTCATGCGTCCCGCCCTCTGCCAATGGCAGCTTATGGTGTACTTCCTCCACCGGCCGCAGCAGTCCTTTCTTCTGGCACTCCTCACAGAACGGATGCTTGGCTGCATAGCGGTCACGGATACGCTTCCATGCCCTCCCATACCTACGGCGTACAGCCGGGTCGCGGTCGTACTTCTCGTAGCGGCGGTTCTCCTGCCGCTCATGCTCCTCACAGAACCTCCCTTCCGTCAGCTTCGGGCATCCGGGGAAGGAACACGGCCTCTTCGGTTTCCTTGGCATCTGCCTCACCTCCTTATAGGCATAAAGAAAGCCCCCGCAGGATTCTTTTGCTCCTGCGAAGGCCCTCTTGACATTTTTTCACGCTATCAGCATACCACGCCCGATAAGGAAAATCATCCACGATATTACTCACACCGGCCGCGTCACGCTTTCCCGTACAGCAGCGTCACCAGTTTCCCCAGGGCGCGGTTCTTTTTGTTATACGCCGAAGAACGCTCAATGCCGAACCGGTCGCAGATGTCATACACTGCGTTTGTCTGGCTTTCTGAATCCGAATAAAAAGTTTCCAGCACATAGCGGTCATCTTCCGAAAGCTCCTCCCATGCCGGAAGGAACCATGCCATATATTCTACCGCCTGACGGTAACGCTCCTTCAGCACATCAATCTCCTCGATGCCCTTTACCATCCTGTCCTCCACGGCGTGGGGATTGCGGGTGTACGGCATCCCGTCAGACTGCGGGCTGCTGATGCTGCCCATCTTCTCATATGCCGCTTTGATCTCATCATCCGTGTGTTCGATGATGAATTTCATGCTGCCGTAATCCTTCAATGCGTCCACAACCGCAGACCGCTTGTCAAGATACTTCCAGATAATGCTCATAGGCCATGCCTCCAATCAAAAAATATTGGTGTTAGTCCGTAAATGTGTTGGTAATCTGTTTGAGTCCGTTTTATGTGTCATCTGAAATGGTATAATTCTCTCATATTCAGGAGGATAATCCCATGACCAATCAGGAAATGCTTATTAGTTACATCAATAAACTTACAGAAGATGAAATATCTTCTCTGCTGGAGGCCGCCTCCCTTATGCTGGAAACGAAAGAACCGGCTGAAAAGCCTCCCTGTCCATATTGTGGCTGAACACCTCATCAGCAGTGGTGTTGACCTGTATCTTCTGATTGTAGCCCACGTCATATTCAATCGTCTGACGTTTTCCCTGGTTGAGCAGATATTCCTGATTGTAATTAATTTTCTTTTCTGTATTGTCATCATTTAAAGTAGTCGACGTACATGCAAAATAATGCTCAGGGCGAAGGTCTCCGTC